CGGTGGCAGCCGCCCGGATGGATTGGGTTATGAGCCCGTCGTCCGGTGATGCTCTTCTCTGTTTTGTAAAAAGAGCGGTACCAGCCGGAAGCAAGTGTACAAACTGGTACCGCCAAAGCAGTGGCTGTTGTGGTGACCGGTGCTGATCTCCGGCTTGCGGTTATTTCAGACTCTCACGGGCGTTTAATTGCCCCGCCGAACAGCTCTTTTCCGCATTAGCTGCAATGTCTTTCGCGCATCAGCCTGCGCATTCACCACAACGCTGAGAGCACTTAGCCAGTTACGGCACCACACTTTGTCGCGGTTCCATAAATGCCCTCATCGTTGCACCCTGGTCTCTTCCCAGGTGTCAAACCGAACCGCCACGCTGGTTAGGCGTCTTATCAGCATCATCATTGACTTGCACATTCCGGCTACCTGGTTTGTTTGCCCGAGCAAGGAGTGGATTGTCCCCTTTAACGTCCCCAGACCGCTAACGACGCATGTGCCATACGCCGTGTTACAACCAAATTTTGTTTAATCTTGCCTGTGACATGTTTCTTTTAGATACATTATGTATCTCAAGGGTACATTGTCAAGTATAAAAAAACCTGCCGAAGCAGGTTATAAATATTGATTAGGCCTTTATTTTGTATCTTCTTGGTTTTCCTGAGAAAATTACTGTACCAATTATAGAGCAATTACCGTTGATCTTAATGTAAGGTTCAGGCCAGTTTGGGTTTAATGCTTTGAGGTAACGCTGTGTTCCATCTTCTATCAACCGCTTAAAGGTGGTTTCGCCTGTATCGTGCATCAATGCAATAACGTCGTCACCGTGGCAGGCAGGGACTTCAGGATCTACAAAAATCATGTCTCCCGGGCGGTACTCATCAATCATTGAATCACCAATCACCCGCAAGATATAAGTCATTTCGCCACAGGGTACAGGGCAGGGATAAGTTTCTGCTGTGCTCAAATCAACCTCAGAATAGCCAACTTCTTTCCATGCTCCGGCCTGTACCCATGATATGACAGGGACTAACGTTATTTGTTTGTTAGTAATTGAAACATCAGGTTTTTTTGTGATGTTTGTTGTCTGGTGTTCTTGATCAAGCCATCCGACAGGCAGGTCGAAACATTTTTCGATGTGCCGTGCCATGCTGTCACCGATATTTTTAGTAGCACCATCTCCCATAAACCTGCTGGTCTGGGTTGGCTCGCGATCAATCATGGTGGCAAAGGAAGAATTCCCGCCAACACCATCTCTCAGTTTTCTGGCGTTAGACCGCCGGATGTCATGGACTGTTTTCATAACGAAATTAAAACCTTTGTACCGATAGGGTACAAGTATCTTGAAGGTTCATCTCAATCATGTAATATGTATATCGGAGGTACATATTGTATGAAAGCGTATTGGGACTCTTTAACCAAAGAACAGCAGGGCGAGTTGGCCGGAAAAGTTGGCTCAACACCAGGCTACTTACGGCTGGTTTTCAATGGTTATAAAAAAGCCAGTTTTGTGCTGGCTAAAAAACTTGAGCAATGCACGTCAGGTGCAATTACGAAATATGACTTAAGACCGGATATCTATCCGAAAGATTAACAGAACACCTTCAATTTTTAACCACAGAACGATGAGGCTAACCGTGGGTAAGCATCACTGGAAAGTAGAAAAACAGCCTGAGTGGTACGTGAAAGCTGTCAGAAAAACTATCGCGGCGTTGCCGGGGGGTTACGCTGAAGCTGCTGAGTGGCTGGATGTAACAGAGAACGCTTTATTCAACCGCCTTCGTGCAGATGGCGATCAGATTTTCCCGCTGGGATGGGCAATGATTTTACAGCGCGCGGCTGGCACTCACTACATTGCGGATGCTGTCGCACAGTCTGCTGGTGGGGTGTTTGTATCGCTTCCTGAAATTGAGGAAGTAGAGAACGCCGATATAAACCAGCGCCTGCTGGAAGTCATCGAACAGATCGGGAGTTACTCAAAGCAGATTCGTTCGGCAATCGAAGATGGGGTAGCGGAGCCACACGAGCAGACAGCAATTAATGATGAGTTGTATCTGTCAATTTCGAAGCTCCAGGAGCATGCAGCACTGGTCTACAAAATCTTTTGCGCTCCAGAAAAGAGTGACGCCCGCGAGTGTGCAGCTCCGGGCGTCGTGGCGTTTTGTGTCTGTGGAGAAACTAACGCATGAACAGTTTAACGGCAAATAACCGTTTGTCGCAACAGCTGGTGGTCAGCGTCGCTGAACACCTGTTGTTACGGCATGAATGCAGATTACCAAATCACCTGGCTGTAAGTAACCACAGAGAACTTTACCTGACTGTGGGGGGCGAGTTGTCAGGAACTTAACCGCTGGTTTCGTGACGGAAGAGGACTTTATGTTCATGTTATTCGTTGGGAGCCAGAAACACAGCGCGTTATCTATCTTCGCAAAGACTACCCGCATGAGTGCTTTAGTCCTTTGTGGAAATTCAGGCGTGATTTTGTTGAGTGTGAAGGACCACCAGCACATTGATTCTGCCATTCCGGGACGTTACACTGTTCAGGCACCTTATAAAGCGGGTGCCGGGATTGGCGTCCTGGAATTGATCAAGGCGATATATGACGCGCCAGCGTCTTTTTTATCGTCCGCATTTGCTCACATCAAAGTTATGGTGGGCTGGGCGGGGGCATCGAAAGATGCGCCGGTTTCCTTGATCACCGGTTACGCCAACCCCGTTCAGTTCACCACCAGCGAAATTGGCGTTTCCGGTGGTGGAAGTATTTCACCGATCAAGGAGGCTGCCATCATGGCTACTGTCCCAGCCCTCACTCGTCTGAATGATGAAGACTTACATAAACTCAGTTATGTAACAACTGCACTACGTGCTCTGCGCAAGGTAACTCTTTCGGATCCCCAGGCGCATCAGGTTTTGGTAGAAACCCTTCTTAACTTGCAGGCTGAACGTATTCGTCTGGCGGATAAGGCTAATTTTCATATTCACCGTCTCCTGAATATCAGCGGAGGGCATCGTCATGCTTAATCCGTTGAGCCTCAATATTCGCCGTTTACTTCAGCGTAAAAAAACATCAATTCCTACAGTTGGGCAGTGGTACACCACGCCTGCAGGGCATGTTCTACGTGTTAGCCTGGTTGACCGTGAATGCCAGAAGGTGATTTGTGAACCGCTGGGCCGTAATTACCGCGTCAGTATGCCGCTTATAGCCTTTCGCTCCGGAAAAAACATGAAGCATCTCGGAGGTGCAGCATGAGTATGGAGCTGATGGTTAAAGCGATGAAAATTCGAGTGGGTAATCCATTGCGAAAACTGGTTCTGATCAAGCTGGCTGATAATGCCAGCGATCAGGGTGAGTGCTGGCCCAGCTATCAGCATATCGCTGATCAGTGCGAGATTAGCAAACGTTCTGTGATGAATCATATTGCGGCCCTCTGTGAGTCCGGGCTGGTAAAAAAAGTCACCCGGAAAGGTGAAAAAGGTAACTCAAGTAATATCTATCTCCTTCATCTGGATGGTGCAGGAGATTCACTAGGGGGTAGTGCAAATAATTCACTATCTGGTGCAGCAAATTCACCAGGTAGTGCAGGAGTTGCACCAGGGGGTAGTGCAGGAGATTCACCCAGAACCAGTCACTCTTTTGAACCAGTCAAAGAACCAGTCAATGAACCAATAGCTGTTGGTGCATCAGTTGATGAGTCCGTGCGAGTTCGTTCAAACCGACCGGAATACTCTCCGGAGTTTGAGCAGGCATGGCTGGCATATCCCAAACGTGCTGGTGGCAATTCAAAATCTGCAGCCTTCAAAGCCTGGAAAGCCCGTTTGAACGAGGGGGTAAACCCCGAAACCATGCTGGAAGGTGTGAAACGCTACGCGGGCTGGGTATCTGCGATGGGTAACAGCGGCACACAATTTGTGAAACAGGCTGTCACGTTCTTTGGTCCGGATCGTCATTTCGAAGAATCCTGGGAAGTTCCTGCGATATCTGCAGCCAGACGCGAGGACCCGTACTTCAAAGCCAGTTACGACAACGTGGACTACAGCCAGATCCCGGCAGGATTCAGGGGGTGATCATGAGTCTTTTGAATGACGTTCAGAAATTCATTGAAGCCCATCCGGGGTGTACTTCCGGAGACATTGCGGATGCTTTTGCAGGTTACTCACGGCAGCGCGTTCTGCAGTCAGCAAGCAAGTTACGTCAGAGTGGGCGTGTGGCTCACCGTTGTGAAGGAGATACACGCAGACATTTCCCACGCCTGACTGAGAGAGCGCAGGAGCCGGAACTACAACCAGTTCGTGAAACCAGACCTGTGCGCAATTTCTATGTCGGCACTAACGATCCCCGGGTGATTTTGTGCCTGACCCGCCAGGCGGAAGAACTGGAGTCCAGGGGCCTATACCGTCGTGCTGCAACGGTGTGGATGGCGGCATTCCGTGAAAGCCACTCCCAGCCAGAACGAAACAATTTTCTGGCGCGTCGTGAGCAGTGTTTACGGAAAAGCAGCAAGCGCGCTGTATCGGGTGATGAGTGGTATCTGTCAGGGAATTACGTGGGGGCTTAATGAGTAATAAATATTGCCAGGAGCTGGTGGAACTGCGGAACAAACCAGCCCATGAACTGAAGGAAGTGGGTGATCAGTGGCGCACGCCGGACAACATTTTCTGGGGAATTAACACCCTGTTTGGCCCGTTTGTTCTGGATCTGTTCACTGACGGTGATAACGCCAAATGTGCCGCGTATTACACGGCGGAAGACAACGCGCTGGCGCATGACTGGTCAGAACGCCTTGTGGAGCTTAAAGGTGCTGCCTTTGGTAATCCTCCATACAGCCGCGCCAGTCAGCATGAGGGGCAATACATCACCGGCATGCGTTACATCATGAAACATGCCAGTGCCATGCGTGATAAGGGCGGGCGCTATGTTTTCCTGATCAAAGCTGCCACCAGCGAAGTGTGGTGGCCGGAAGATGCGGACCATATTGCTTTTATTCGCGGGCGTATTGGTTTTGAACTGCCTGCCTGGTTTATCCCGAAGGATGAGAAGCAGGTGCCGACAGGCGCTTTCTTCGCTGGTGCTATTGCTGTTTTTGACAAGACCTGGAAGGGACCGGCAATCAGCTACATCGGGCGCGATGAACTTGAGGCATGTGGTGAGGCCTTTCTGGCGCAGGTTCGCCAGCAGGCAGAAAAACTGGTCAGGGAGATGGTGGCATGAAGCTGATCCTGCCTTTCCCGCCCAGCGTGAACACGTACTGGCGACACCCCAACAAAGGGGCATTTGCTGGTAAGAGCCTGATAAGCGCGGCGGGGCGCAAATTCCAGAGCGCGGCGTGTGCAGCAATAGTTGAGCAGTTACGTCGTCTGCCAAAACCAACGTCGGCACCTGCTTCAGTGGAGATCGTGTTGTTTCCTCCGGATAACCGGATCCGCGATCTGGACAACTATAACAAGGCGCTGTTTGACGCCCTGACCCACGCGGGTGTGTGGGAAGACGACAGTCAGGTGAAAAGAATGCTGGTTGAGTGGGGACCGGTTATCCCGGGAGGGAAGGTCGAGATCACTATCAGTAAGTACGAGAAAACGGCGGGTGCAGCCGCCTGATTAAGAGGAGAAACGAAGTATGAATAATCTGATGGTCATTGATGGTATTGAAGTTCGTCGTGATGCTT